GAGTTTTTAAAGTAGTATAAAAAAATGCACAATAATTCTCGTTCATTTAAAATTTGCAATTTGCCTCTGACTTTGCAATCTGCAAATCTCGTTTTTGCACCCTGCATAAGAAAATAGGAGTGGGGAGGGGGTATAACACCCCCCAACTCTCTGACTATAAAAGGGGAGTTCCTATATGGGGCTGGAGGTATAAAAAGGGGATGTTCCTATACATAGGAATACGATATTGAGTGTTCCTATATATAATTGAGTGTTCCTATACACTATAATAAAAAGGCAAATGCAAATAATACTGGGATCACAAAAAAAGGGTTTCTCGCAGCATGAAAAACGGTAATAACGGGCGAACAATAACCATAATCGAAAGTTTCAAAATGGGCAGACGTTTTGGCAATCGAAATAACTTTTCACCAGCGGTAGAACAAATGTATCCGAGTGGAATTATTAAGGATAATAATTCCTCCTATTCTAAAGGATGTATGTTCTACACGACTCTAACCATGAGGTAGAGGAAATGCCAACACGTTATAATACTTGTGGGAAAAAGATTACACGTAGAAGGGGTACTGCGGGAAAAGGTGCCAGTAGGTTTAAACCTCGTATTCGTTATTTGATTTACAAAGCATTTGAGGCAGGGATTAATTCCCAAAGTAGAATTGCTGAGATTGTAGGTATCGACCAAAGTGTTTTATCTCAGTGGATGGATAAAGGGAAGGATAAAAAGAAGTTCCCTGCGCATTATGCCTTTCGGCAACGCATCATGCGAATACAGGCACGACGTGAAACTGAAATGCTTCGTTGTATTGAAAAATGTGCTGTTGGAGGGTACGAAGTAAAAGAAACTCAGGTTAAAATATCGCCGAAGGGTAAAGAAATAAAAAGGCGTACTCGACAAGCTGCTCCTGCATGGCAAGCGGCTGCATGGCGACTGGAACGTTGGTTGCCTGATGATTATGGTTTGAAAGCGCCGAACCCAATGGGTGATGATAGTCCTGAGGATCTTGCTCAGGAAATTCAAAGGGCTGCCGCAGCACTCGATTCTTCCGTTCCTGATATGTTTGAAGAAGAGGGGGATGATTAATGGCTTTACTAAAACCACATGACTTCCCCAAGTTTAAAAAACTTAGATACCATCCTGTCCAAGCACAGTTATGGAAATCTCAGGCACGTTTTAATGTTGTTCCTGCTGGCCGTCGTTCAGGTAAGACTGAAATAGCAGGGAAACGCAAGCTTGTGATAAAAGCCTTGAAAGGTAACAAGGATGCGAACTGGAAAGGTTTTGCTGCTGCTCCTACTCGTGACCAAGCTAAACGTATTTACTGGGAAGACCTGAAAAGGCTTATTCCTGTTAAGCTTCGTGCTCGACCACCTTTAGAATCCTCTTTAATAATTCCCCTAATCAATGGTTCCGAGATTCATATTCTCGGAATGGATAAACCAGAACGTGCGGAAGGTACTCCGTGGGATCATGGCGTGATGGATGAGTACGGCAACATGAAACCTGAAGCATGGCCGATGCATGTACGACCTGCTTTATCTGATAGACGAGGATCCTGCGATTTTATTGGGGTGCCTGAAGGAAGAAACCATTACTATGATCTCGCAATGGATGCACAAGCAGATATGGATGAGCATCCAAATGGTGGGGCTATTTGGGGATACTACCATTGGCTCAGTGAAGATATTTTGCCGGAAGAGGAAATCATCCAAGCTAAAAAGGATTTGGATGAACTTACTTACCAGCAAGAGTATTGTGGATCCTTTGTTGTTTTTACTGGTTTGGTTTATTATAAATTTGACAGGAAGCTTCACGTTTCTAATTGTTCGCAGTATTATAGCGAACACACACCATTGATTTTTACTTTCGATTTTAACGTTAGTCCGGGGACTGCAGCCGTCATTCAAGAATTAACCGAATGGCCTCTTGGTCAGGTGCCTTTGGTTGGTCAAACCTGTACTTCTATAATTGATGAGGTTCACATTCCGAAAAACTCCAATACGGAACGTGTCTGTAATACATTGATTGAAAAATACAGAAATCATAAAGGTTTGGTTTTCTGTTATGGTGATGCGACTGGAGGGGCCAAAGGAACTGCGAAGGTAAGAGGATCAGATTGGGATTTAATTAAACAATCTTTGAATCCGATTTATGGTGATCGGATTTCTTATAAAATAAAAAAGAGTAATCCACGAGAGCGAAGCAGAGTAAATGCAATGAACAGCCGCTTAATGAATATGTTAGGCGACATTCACATGCAAGTGGATGGTGAGAAAGCTCCAAACGTTGTAAAGGACTTTGAGGGTTCAAGAATTATCGAAGGGACCGCCGGAGAGATTGATAAAAAATCTGATCCGGGCCTTACCCATTTATCAGATGGGATTGGCTATTACGTGGCTCAAAAATTCCCAGTAATTAAACCGGCAGCGGCATCGGGGTATTAAATCATGGACCTTTTTGAAAACATTGTAGAAAATGTCACGAACAAATCTCTCAGTGGATTGTTGACGCAGGAGCGTCAAAAAGACATCGCTGAAATTGGTAAGTCATGGGACTACTATAACGGCGATCAGGAGATGTATATTAAGAAGTATCGTGGCGAAGACGATGAAGATTACAAGGATAAGGACAAACCAACTTTCAACTACACCAAACTGATTGTGGATGAATATGTTGGTGGCGTTTTCGGAAAACCAGTTCTCGTAAAATTTGAGGAAGAAAAAGATACGAAGCGCTGGGAAGCAATTACGAAACCGATTTCTTTTGTCAACCAAATTCCGTTTATGAAAAAGGTACAAAAGATTTCGGAGATTTCCGAAACGTGTGTTGTTATGGTCCGTTGGGATGAAAAAGCCAAAGTTCCTTTTTTCGAGGACATTCGTGGTGAGTTTTGTTCATTTATCCCAAAGGATGATAACCCCAAAGAAATTGGTGTACTCATTATTTCCTACGTTTATGATACTGGGATTCCCGATCCAAAAATGCGTTTCATGGAACGTGTTGAAATGTGGTCGGATGAGAAGTGGGAGATTTGGGCGCATAATCCTGTTTCAAAAGATAAAGAAAGGGTAGCTGGTGGAGCAAATCCATACGGTGTAATCCCTGCTGGAATTTTTCGGCCGGAAGAGGATGACAATTCATTTTACGGCATGAGCTCTACAAGGGATGTTGTAAGTATTAATGAGATTTACAACAACTTGTGGACTGCTTTAATGCGCATTTCCGTCATGCAATCATTTTCTGTTATGGTTGTTACTTCCGATAACGAGATTACAATTGAAGTTGCCCCAACAAGATACATTAAATTGCCTGAGGTTGAATCGGCAGATGTGAAGTATATTACACCTCAAGCGAAGATCGAAGAAGTGCGCAAAGTCCTCATTTCTTTAAAAGAAGATTTGCAGGATTTTTCTCGTGTTCCTTCTTCTGTGTTTTCTTCGCAAGGATCAAAAGGAGCTCCTCAAAGTGGTTATGCATTAAAGATTAAGCGGATTCCAATTGAGGAAGTCTGGGAGAACCGGCGTGTCTCATATGGTCCTGCGTATGCACATCTTGTTGGTTTAACGATGTATGTCGATGCAGTACAGACCAATAGCGGGGCGGCAGAGAAATTCCTTGAAGATACGGCAAGCATAACTTTTTCCAGTACGGTTCCAGGTCTCAGCCCTCAAGAACAACTGATTCAAGACCAGTTTGAACTCCGATATAACCTTGTTACACCGGTTGATCTTTATGTTCGTAAACATCCGGGCATGAAAAGGGAAGATGCCTTAAAACATTTAATTGAAAATCAAAAAGAGAATCTCCAATTGGGTGTTACTTTGTTTGATCCATTAAATACTTCTGGAACAGATGTGATTGCCAAAAATATTGTTGACCTTAAACAAGAGGATGAAAAATTACTTGAGGAGAAGGATCCTGAAAAAGTAGCGCAGCAATCGGCAACACAAAAACCCGATAATTACAAAATGAAAAAAGATTAACCAATGGCAAATCTCGGACAACAATTTGTTCGGCAAGCGTTTATTGCTAAAAAGCAAAGCGACTCCTTGTATGAAAAAATTACAAAGGATGTTAAAAAGCTTAATAAACGCTTCCATAAGTATGCGGTAGATTCATACGATATTTTGGTTGATAGATTAACAATGGATATTTCGAGTATTGTTAATTCTATGGACAATCTTGAAAAATTGTCTCTTTGGATGCCATCGTTTGATATGCTTTTAAATCGTTATCGGGTAGAATATAAAAATGCGTATGAAAATAATCGTGTTTTGCTTTTTCATCTTTTAAAAGATAAAGAATTGCGCTTAATGAAGGTCGTTTCGAAAATGGGAGTAAAAGACGACCGAGTAACAATTCAAGATTCAACGCTTGAAATGATGAGCGCAATTAATACCAATATGTATAGAAATATCGAGAACATGCTTGTTAAATGGCGCAACTATGTTTACGATACATTCTTTCAAGGTATTACACAAAGTTTACAGAAGGATGCACTCAGGGATAAATTTATTACACCAACAGGAACATTAAAAATTGGTTCATCACTTGAGGAAACTTCTGAACTTGAAGCATCGATGGCAGCAGTCGCAGAAAAAATGGCTTATCTTCGAGATAATGCACGAAGAAACGGTTATACATATTGTTGGAATGTTAACCCAATGGACCGAAGAACAAAGCCGATTTGTATGGAGGCAAGTTTAGCAGGGGTAATTCGTGAAAGTGAAATGCTTTCTGCTTATGGTTTTCCTCCAAGGCATATTTGTCGTTGTGAAATTGCATATACCCGTGAGGAGTGGACCGAACTAAATCAATCAATTAATGTAGAACTTCGATCAGTAAGAGAAAGATTGATTGATGAGTTGATCGACGCTCCAAGACAACTTAGCCAATTTTATATTGCTGGCAAGTTGGTTATTCCATCTGATCCTGTTCGTGCTGCTGGTGATAAAATGTATGCCGAGATTGAGGAAAAGCTTGAATTAGCACGTAGAACAGAGGTCCCAGATTTCGAGGTGGAATAATGGCAAAATTAACAACAAAAGGTAGAAAGAGAATTAAACCTAAAAATTTTGCTTTGCCGAAGAGCCGCTATCCGATACACGATATTAGTCATGCAAGGAACGCTTTAGCAAGGGTTGCACAGCATGGTTCCCCGGAAGAGAAAAAGAAAGTGAGGGCGGCTGTTTATCGCAAGTATCCTTCTCTAAAAAAGAAAAAGAAAGCGGGGAAGAGATAATGACATATATTCAACCACCCATTGAAATAGGAGGAAAAATGGCGGCAGAAAAATTAACGGCAGAGCAGGAGCGGTGGAGAGCAGAAGATGATGCAAGGACATTAGCTTATGCTCAAGAAATTGCTGAGGACAAGTCTCGTTTGACGAAGGCGAAAAAGGCAGCACAGAAGATGGCTTCTGATACTGCAAAACGAGCTCAGGCGATGCTCAAGGTTTCGAAAACTCCTGCTGCAAAGAAAGCTGCAAAGAAAGCTGCAAAGAAAGTTGCTTCCAAGAGGGCAACGGCAAAACGGGCTCCGCGAAAGCGGTAAATATATAGGGCGATAAAAGAAAGGAGGACAATTTTTCAGCGGCATGGCAAGGTTTGGCACAAATTGATTTTGTGCCTGAGGATTAACAACATTTACTCACAAGGGATGACCCTTAAAACGGTTTGACCTCCCGATTGAAGAAGGAGAAGAAAATGGCTGATGACGATAAAAACAAAAACACTGGCGACGACGACAAGAATAAACCCTTGACGACGGAAGAGATCCAAGCCATCGCAAAAAAGGCGGAAGAGGCACTTGCCGCCAAGGACGATGACGACAAGGATGATACAAACAAAAATACCGGTGATGATGATAATGACGATGACGATGACGATGACGACATCGGTCTCGATCCGAAAAACATTGACACCGATAAAACCTTGAAGTACATCGACAAACTCAAGGATGAGAATGCGAAGCGCCGGATCGCCAACAAAAAGTTGGACAAAAAACTCGCCAAACAAACCGAAGCTCTTAACGAGGCTACAAAAGCGTTAAAGGCTGCCACGGAGCGGTTGACAGACGTTGACAACAAAACGGCTGAACAGATCGCCAAGGAGAAGTCCGATCTGGAAAAGGCTCAAAAAACCATTGATGATTTAACCTCAAAGGTTGAGAGTCTCGAAAAGGAATCGGCGGAACGGGCAGTCGAACTCGCAAAGACAAACAGAAAAGTTATGGTGCAGGATCGTAGCACCATGATCGAGCGTCTTGTCAAAGAAAAAGGCGTTGTATTTGCCTCAGACTTTGAACGCGAGGGCCTCATCTCCAAACTGACAGCAATGGAAGAAGATGACTTTGCAATGGACAACGACGAGGTCATCTATGATGTAATGAAATTTATCAAAGACAAACAGGCAAACGTGGATAAGTCTACTCCCGGTCCTGGTCCGGCAAACAGAAAGACTTCAACCCCGATTGGGGACGAGATCCAAGCTCTATTAAAAGAGAAGAACCTTTCGGCCGACCAAAAGAAGCGTCTTGACGAGCTTCTCGACATGTCCGGTAAAAAAGCTTAACCTCGTTGCCATAACTCTATAGGAGGAAAAACCAATGGCAAACGAAGTCACAATGAACAGCAATACCGTTACCGATCTGGATCTCTGGATTCCCGAACTGTGGTCCAGAAAGGTTTACGAAGAAGCGAAGGCCAAGCATTTCTGGCAGCGGTTCTCCGGCCCCGAAGGTTCCGGGATGCCGTTCATCATCAAAACCGAACTGCTGACCAATCCGGGCGATGTCATTCATATCTCCCAACTGGCCCATCTGACCGGAGCCGGTGTAACGGGTGAAACCCGCTTGCGTGGAACGGAAGAAAAACTGTCCCTCGCCGAAGTACAGGTTACGCCCGAGTGGAATCGCCATGCCGTTTCCGATACGGCAAAGGCCGACAAGCAGATCATGCACGCCTTCCGGGAAAAAGCGTCGATGGCCCTGTCCTACTGGATGGCCTCGAAGTTCGATACTTCCGCATGGACCGCCGTCCGGACCCTGGCCTCCTGTGGTTTTGAAGCCACGACCATTGATCAGGTTTTCGCCAACGGTGCCGCAGGTCTGGATTCCCTCGATGCTGCCGATGTCTTTGACGTTGCGGCCATCCGCAAGGGTGCAGCAATCCTGGAAAGCAAAAACGTCGCCAAGGTTTCCGTACCCGGAATGCCCGCAGGTGAGGGTTACTACCTGCTGTTCATCAATCCGTGGCAAGCCTACTCCCTCAAGTCCGACAGCGAATGGATTTCCAATCATCAGTCGGCCAGTGAGCGTGGAGCGACCAACCCGCTGTTTACCGGCGCTCTTGGGGAAGTGGATGGCGTTATCGTTCACAGCACCACTCAGTGTACTCGGGTGGAAAATGCCAACTCCCCGGCCATTTATACCGCACGTGCGGTTATGGTTGGACAGGAAGCCATGTGCCGTGGTTTGAACGAGGACATCGTCTGGTCCGAGCAGATCGACGACTACGAGTTTGAACATGGTATCGGCATCCGTGCTGCATGGCAGGACAAAGTTCTGTCCGCCAATGCATGTGTTCACATCGTCTCCGCTGCCGTTGCTCAGGGAGCATAATTGGTAGCTAAATGAAATGTAAGCGGGGGGAGTGATCCCCCCGCTTTTTAGAAAGGAGAACCCATGGAGGTTCAATATCTTGTTTATAAAGGTCCAAAAGATGATGGGTATGTTACTGTCAGCAAAGAACCAGCAACTTCAAAATTTCGTAGACTTCATGTTTATCAAGGCATGAGACTCTTGATAGGCAAGGAGATTCCGCAGTTGACTGCGAAACGTGTTATGGACAATCTCTCCGGGTCTTTTGTGATTGAAAAGCACACCTTGGATGAACTGGAAACGTTCAAGGCACAGTTCTCGGAGATCGTACAATCTTACAAAGACCAATTTGGCGATGATGCCATTAGCGTTGTACCGGCATTGGTCATTGAAGGATTGTTTGGTGTTATGGGCGATGGAGCGATGGAGTCTGTTCTAACAGCGCTGAAGGAGTCCGAAGAAATTGAAATGGATGTTCCTGAAATCAAAACAATGGTTGCTTCCATTTTCAAAATCAAATCTGCCAAAAAGGCGAAAAAGAAAGACGATTAAAAGAATTGCTCCTTTCGAGTCCACGCCCAACTCGTGTCTGCCAAAGGAGCATACGGTCCGGGGGAGTTTTTCCTCTCTTCTCTCCCCCGGACCACCCTCAAAAAAGATAAGAAAGGCGATTGGAATGAAAGCAAGGTTTAAAGGCGATGGAGAAAAAACAATCAAAATCTCGAATGAAACAATTAAGTTTCCTTCCGGGAAATGGGTTGTATTGCCGACAATCGCTTTTTTCAATCGCATCAAAAACTTACCCACCTTATTTGATATTGCACATGATTTTGATTTACGACCGTTTTTAAAGTTTGCTCCTTACGTAAGATTTGGGGCAAGGGTTGTAAGATCAGATCATAAACCCACCATTCGTGTACTTTCCAAAATGAAGGATTTAACCAAACAGGCAGAATTGCCCGAACTTGGAGAGGTTATTTATAGAATTAATAGTTATCCGGAAGTATATCTGGATGGATTTGTTTCTCTGAAAGAACAAGTTAAAGTTCTATGCACGAGGAAAAAAGGCGGGATTGGCGATGTTATAATGACTCTTCCTGCTCTTGAGGCAATTCATAACAAGTATCCTAATTACGTTATTGATTATGCTTGCCCAACAGAATATTTACCGCTTGTTGAAAACGTACCTTTTATCAATCAGGCATTCCGTGTTGAGGACATAGATCAAGAGGTTTATGACATCGTTTATGATGTTACAAGAAAATGTATTCAATACGAAGGTCGAACGCAACCAAATGTCGATTTAAACCGATCAGAAATCTTTGCAAATATCCTTGATATTCCATCCGATAAATTGCCGAGAACAAAGCTGTTTTTAAGTGATGATGAAGTAGAAACAAGCCTTTATATTGATTTTGAAAAAACGGCTAAAGATCAACGGCTGGTAAAGCAGGATACCCCTTCAAATGACAAGTTACTGATAGGTATTTGCGTTGACTCCAGTGCCAAAGTGCGTTCCTATGTTTATGTTGAGGAACTCTTAATAAAAATTTCAAAAAAATATCCAGAAGCGAGAATCTTATTTTTCCAAAAAGAAAATCGTTACGAATTAAATTTATCAAATGTTCATAATATTGTCGGGCAATCATTTCGTAACATCATGATGATGATTTCTCGTTGCGATTTTTTCTTTGGCCCTGATAGTGGATTAACCCACATTGCCGCTTCTTTTCGGGTTCCGACTTTGTGGTTTTTCACTCACATTGATGGAAAGATAAGAACTCGTGGATATGATACCAGCGAGGTTATGCAGGATACACCTCCATCCTGTCCGCAATCTGCCCCTTGTTGGTATCTGTTCTCTTGTGATCCTGACACAGGGGAACACTTGGATAGTCCCCATTGCGCCTTGTCCATCCTTCCCAATGCCATCGTGGACCGCATGGGGGCTATCCTCCATTTTCCTTTTTTGTCAATTGTTGTTTTGTGCCATAATCGTTTTGAAATGACAAAAGAGTGTATCGATCGTATTGCCAAAGCAAAACGTTTTAATGATGAGATAATTTTGGTTGATAATGGTTCGGATGATGAAACACAGGAATACTTTTCGAAATTTTATGTGCCAAATTTTTATTATTATCGCCATGATAAAAATACCGGTTGCGTTTCTGGTCGTAATTTTGCATCCAAACAATGTCAAGGATCTTTTATTTGGTTCTTAGATAACGATCAATTTATCAAGTCTTATTCACTTCAAAAAATCATGCAAACCGAAGGTGACTTTGTTGGTGTAGAAGGATGGTTTATTAAAGATGATGGTTTGGCAATAAGATATGATAAATGTGGGGTGCTTAATTATGTTGGTGCTGGCGGACTTCTTACCAAGTTAAATTCTTTTAAGGATGTTGGTGGTTTTGATGAGCATTATAATCCAGCATGGTTTGAGGACCCTGATCTTTGTTTTAAAGCAACAGAAAAAGATTATTCTCTTGGTCTTTGTCAAAATGCCAATATTGAACATTTGCCGCACTCGACAAACCATTCACAAAATGATTTTCATTCTGGTAAAACATGGGCTCGAAACAGAAAATATTTTATTGAAAAGTGGAAGCATTTAAGAATTGGAAAACCAATTGTTTCAATCGTTATTCTCACACATAATGATTCCGATACAACCATTCGTTGCTTAAACTCTATTTATCAAAGTATGGAGTTAAAGCATTTTGAATGTATTGTTGTTGATAACGGTTCGGAAGATAATGAATGTTCAAAATTGCTTCAATACCAAAAACCAAATTTAAAATATATTTTTAACGAAACAAATCTCATGGTTGCTGCCGGTCGTAATGTTGGTGCAAAAAAAGCAACTGGTGAGTTCATCTTGTTCCTTGATAATGATATGATTGTTCCAAAAAATTGGTTAATGCCAATGCTCGCAAATCTTGAACAAGAAAATTGTGTTGCGACATCACCGAAGGTTGTTGATTTGCGTGATGGGAAAGAGATTGTAAGGTTTATTGCAACGATTAAAAAGAAAGGCATAATTTATGAAATAAAAGATAACAATGAAATTATAAATTGTGACTTTTTGCCCGGAGGGGCAATGCTTGTTAAACAGGCATTGTTTGAAAAGTTTCCTTTTGATGAAAAATTTATATTTGGCGTTGAGGATTATGATTGGTGTATCAAAGTTAGAAATGCCGGTTATAATTTCATTAATTCTCCATTCGTTCAATTCCTACATGCCAAAGTAACAAAAGAAAGAACTGTTACTCTTTATGATGATATGGAACGTGAACGAAAAGGCTCATCTTATATTGAAGATTCCATAAGATTGTTTTTGTATCGTTACCAAAAGGAACTTCCGAATCAATGGAAACAATCAGGATGGTTACAATGGGCGATTGGAAGAAAAAATCAATATGAGATTCAGTCTCTGCCTGAATTAATGATTTTGATTGAAAAGGAAATTGTAAAATTATATCCAGATGAGATCATAAAAGAAAGGTTTATACTGGATGAAAATATTAGTGCTGAATTGGGGAATTGCGGCTGAGTATTCTTGGCAACATGCTTTGTTTGAGGAGATGGTTTATTTAGGATGTGAGTTTGTTATAATTTCTGCAAAAAAAGCATGGGCTCCAAGAGGAGGTAAAATTTATCCAAGAGAGGAACAATATTCTGGAATTAAATATTTTCGTCTTTATGATGATATTCCTCATTTTAAAGGCAATTTGATAAATGATGTAGATTTTATTCTTGAAATGCTAAAGGAAAAATTTGATGTCGTTTGGGCATTTCATCAGGCTAATTGGTATATTGGAAAAGAGTTTGCTTCAAAATTAAAATGCAAGCTTGTTGTAACATGCGAGCAAGCATTTAGAACTTCCGGTTTGCAATCTGGTCATATTACAGATCGTTGGAAAGAAATTATGGCAACAACGAACCTAATTATTTCATGGGCTCCGCAGGACGAAAAACATGAAAAGCAAATTGGAGTAAAGTATTTGCCTTTTGGTGGTTGCTTTCCTGACATCGAAAAAAAATGGGTTGGGTACGGTGAAAAAATAAAATCTCCAACATTTGGGATTTATCAAGGGTCACTTTCACCAAACTTTAAAAATCAGGATGCAATGGTATCCGATATTGATTGCTTTTTAGAAAATAAAATAGTCGATAAGTTTGTTATCAATGGCTATCCATTAACCGAAAAAAGCAATCAGATTTTAAAGGTATTAAAATCCAAATGGGGTGATCGTTTTGAATACTCGATGTTGATTGGTAGGGAGAACGTACTGGATTCATTAAAAGGCGCTTTGTTTGGTTATAGCCCAATGAAACCAGCGATTCTTAGTAACTTTCCATATGAGGCATTTGGAACCGGTGTTCCAATGTATATGCCTTATGTTAAAAATGCTGCCGATTACATTATTACCGAAAAAGAAGAGCTATTAAAAACAATAAAAGATCGAAGAACATATGTTCGCAAAATTACCAAGGCAAAGGCGTATTACGATGCAACGCACTCAGTTGAGATGATGGGGCAGAATTATTACAATGCAATAGGGGCGATTTTATGAGGGCATTAATTCTTGGAATGGATGGGTATTTGGGTTGGTCTCTTACGGTTGAATTGACATCAAGAGGCCACAAAGTAATGGGTTTGGATTCTGAACTTCGACGACAACTTGTTAGCGAAGAAGGATCAATTTCCGCAATCAAAATACTTGAACTTACAGAGAGAATTGAAACACTAAATTCAATTTATTTAAGCGAGGTTGGTTGTGTACCCTGCGATGTTTCCAATGATTACGATATTCTTCGCCAGGTTGTCTTAACCTTTAAACCCGATGTTGTTTTTCATTTGGGTCAAATACCATCTGCTCCTTGGTCTATGAAATCTCGTTCAAATTGTTTGTTTACTCACCAAAACAATGTGAATGGCACTTTAAATCTTTTATATGCTATCAAGGAAACATATCCTGATACGCATATAATCAAAATAGGAACAATGGGAGAATATGGACAACCAAATGTACCCATACCTGAAGGAAATTCCGAATTGTCGTGTGGTGGATATACCGATATTTTGCCCTTCCCAAGAGCGGCCGGAAGTTGGTATCATCAAACAAAAGTCCACGACACTCACAACATCCGAATGGCTTGTAATTACTGGGGAGTACGATGCACAGACGTCATGCAGGGCATTGTTTATGGCACACGAGTATCAGGTATGGCACCCCAACCACAATCCTTGGCGACAAGACTTGACTTTGATGAGTGCTTCGGAACAATCATAAATCGTTTTGTTGTTCAATCCGTGGCAAAACACCCAATGACTGTTTATGGGCAAGGAACACAAGTAAGATCAATTCTGCCATTACAGGATTCAATCAATTGTTTGATACTTCTTGCGGAAAACCCGCCGGATCGTGGAGAATACCGTGAAGTGAATCAGTTTCACGAATGGTTCTCCCTAAACGAGATGGCAGAACGTGTTTATGATGCTTATTATGAATTAACAGGGCAAAGGCCAACCATAAATCATATTAGTAATCCAAGAATTGAAAAAGAGAAACATTTTTATCAACCGGTGGCAAAAATACTTAAATCATTAGGCTATGAAAATTCAAATTGTATTGAGAAAGTCATAAGATGTATGCTTATTGATATTCTTGAAAACAGAACGATTCTTGAGCGATTTCATAGCATTTTTAATCCAGTCATTGCATGGACGGGCGACGTGCATCAGGCTAAAGAAATTTGCGAGAATTAGAAATAATTAATGGCAGATACAAGGTGAAGCAATGAGTTTTCAGGCAACAACAATTCCATCCTCATGGGTATCAATTTTTGAGCTTTTAAAAGAGCCAACATTAATTTTCACCCTTGCCGTATTAGGAATACTTGGGTGGGTGATATATTCACTTTTAAAAGTGATAAAATATCAAGTTGATGTCGAGAAAGATCATATTGCTTATGAACGGGAATTATTATCAGAAATTGGAAAGAACTCAGAGACACTTGCTCGACTAACCGCCTTGATTGAAATCCTCGTCCATGGGAGAGGAGGTCGATCATGATTATCCAAACTTGGTTTAGAAAATTTATTCTTAGAAATTACGCAAAGTCTGATATGGAAGAACCAGTTGAAAAAAAAGTGTTAGAATCTGCAAAAGAAAAAAGAAGAGAAGCGGACAAAAGAATAAGTAACATGATTGCCCAGATTAATGGTTGTGGAGATAGGTGGTTTTTAAAACCCATGGAGAGTTTGGATGAGTGTGGTTCTAAGGAGAATAATAGATGATTGCATTTTTTCTTTATATATTAAACGTATCAATATGTTTGTATGGTCTTTCCGTCTTTGTTTGGTGGTGGTCGAAAACAGGAAAGGCTACAAATATGTATGCTTACGTCACCCTTCTTTTTGCTGCTGCTTTAATAGAAAAATCTGCTCATTTATGGAGTGGTTATATATTAGTATTTAAGAATGACCATAAATCTTTTGTGGATATTATTCTTAGTCCTACTTGGTATTTAGCATCTATACCAACTTTGACAATTTTCTCATTGATGATGTTTTCAATGACCAAAAGGATTTACAAAACATATATAGCTACTGGTCAGGAACCAGAGAATATTAGACCTGTTAGATCATCGAGAAATGTATTAGTGATCTCGAATGTTAAAAAAACACACTCATTTCTTAGAGGTTTTTTCATTACAAATGGTGTTGATTATCATCAAGCTTCTACAATAGTTCGTGGTTTTGATTTATTAGTTGCTACTGAATCTGTATCGGTTGTAATGGTTGGATTGAAAGCTATTGAAGAATCAGGAATGAAAGCTGAAGATGTTGCAAAAATTATCAAGCAAAAGAATCCTTGGTGCATTGTAGTTGCTATGTCAAGAGAGCCAAATATATTTGAATTGTATGAATCTCGTAGAGCATTTTTTGATGATTACGCTTACTTGCCAATCAGAGGAGAAATACTAATGTTCATGTATGAACGATGGTTGGCCCGGATTAATCGGTGGAGGAGGATTGATAGGCGTGATCGACGCTCAACTGTAGGTGAAGTTATTAACAGGAAAGGGATTATCGTAAGAGACAAATCTAACAATCAACAAGAAAACAAAGGAGATGAATTATGAAAAAGTTTTATAACATGATCGCCATGATAGTAGTTTTTTTGCTTCTGGCAATGGTATCAATGGCAAGTGCAGAGTTTACCGTAACGTGGGATGAGAATGTACCGGCACCCACCGGATATAAGTTGTTCCATCGTTGGGAAGGCACAACGGCATACGACTATGATAATCCTCATTGGACCGGTCCTTTGCCGCCTGTTTCTGTAACTGATTTGCTTCCACCGTATGCAGAAATGGCCGCTCCTACAAATACATCTGCAATATGGAATAAAGCAACAAGCTCTGTGACAATTGATTGGAATCAACCTCCATCGGCAGAAGCAACCGATAAAGTTTATATGGTAGTAAGGGCATATATGGCCGCCGATCCAGCATTAGGAACGGAAGAGTTGCAATCGGCAGATTCAGAAGAGGTAAGCATCGACCAAACAAGTAAAAATGATGTAACCGCATGGAGAGTATTTTATTCCGAAACATCTGGCGGTCCTTACACAAGTTTGGGAGATGTTCCGGCAACCAGCAATACAAGAATTACTCAACCGCTTACAATTGTTCCGGAGGGTCAAGCTAAAATCGTTTACTTTACGGTTGTAGCTATTGGTCAGGATAATATGGTTTCAAAAGATGCACCGGAAACATCGGCGCTTATTGATCGAAGAACACTCGTGCCGCCGGTCAATATTAAAGTAACAGCAACCGTTCCTGTTCAATAATTAAAAAAAGAAAGAGAGGATTAAAATGGAAAATCCAATTCCAGGACCGCTTGAACCAACCGACAGGGATGAACCAGCGCCTGAGGTTGAGCAGTTGGGTATCTTTGCCGCACTTGCGCTTATCTTTGCCGCAGTGGCGAGAAATATAGCTTCTGGCGGCATCGTAGAAATGACCAATATGTTCCGAACTTTTTTTCGGTCATTTCTGTGTACCGTTCTCGTATTTGGCGGCGGTTGGTTTCTGTGGACAGCGGCGTTTATGGACAAAGAAAAAGTTCATGAGCAAACGTCATTCATCGTAGGTTTCATAACGGCATCTGTGATAGGCGTCTGCATTGGGTTTTACTTTGGTGGTCAGGACCGCTCAAAGAAACCTGAATTAAAGGAAGGAGAGGAATGATGAGAAAAATGCAAATGAAAGAATCAAGGGCAATCGTTGTATTTCTGCTTGCTTTTTTTGTTGGGGCGATGATTGTCGCAATGAACGGTTGCTCGATAATGGGTGAGAATGTCAAATCCTATTCGGAAATGTCGCCAAAGGAACGGGCAACCTACATTACTTCAATTTACAACGATCAATATGAGCTTTATTTAAGGGAGGCCAAAATTGATCCAATGCCCGAAGAGAAAGCAAAGGTTCTACGGCAGAAAAAAGTATTGATGATGCAACTTTATCCATACATCAAAACATACAATAATTTTGCGGAGCAGGGGGTCTTCGCACCCGAAGATATTGAAATGACTGTCATGGAGATTATGAACAAATTGCTCGGACTTTGAGGGAGGAATAACCAATGCCGAAAAAAGATAGAACTGGCCCACCTTCCGGTAGTCGTGGGCCAAGAAACGGAAAGGGTCGTGGCAAAGGAAGGGCTCCTGGTAAAGGAATCGGAGCACGAAAGGGCGGCAAAAAAGGCATGAAAAAATAATTTTTTAACCAGTTTGCCATGAGGTAACTGTAACGATAGAAGGAGAGGATAAAAATGGATAAACAGACAAGCGAACTTTTGGTACAGGCGGCAATGATGGGTTTACAAATGGTTTTTACGAATTTGAAACTTGCCGGTAAATCCGATGATGAGATTAACCTGCTTTTCGAAGCGGAAAAAACCAAGTTTGAAGCGAATCGCCCTGAGTTGCTGCCCGACGTTTAATTCTTAACGGGTAGACCCAAAGGAGAAAAACACAATGGCAATAGGCGACGACTTTACGATTACTTACAATGCGGGTGCCTACGACATTCGGCATAGCGCCAA